TGTATGTTTTATTCCTTTATGTGTTTCAGAAATTTTTCTTTTATGTTCCTCAGTAAGTCCAATTCCTTTAAAAGTATTTATACATTCAATAAATATATTATAAGAAGGATTTAATCTATTAACTAGCCCTTGTTCATACCATGTAAGTTCAAATGGTTCACAATATAATAAAATTTCAAATTTAAAATTATCCTCACCATATTTATTAAATGCTCTTTGCATATGTAAATTATGATGTTTATTACTTCTAAATTCAAAGAAATGCCTTCTTTTTCTTCTTTTTAAATCTACTGATTGACCAATATAAAAATCATCAGTTATTATATTTTTTATTCGATAAACCCCGCCTTTTCTTTTCATTTTTTCTCTGATTCCCTTTTATTCTCTGAAATATTATTGAGGGGAAACCGTCAGAGAATCGGTTTTCAGTAAAGTCATGAATTTTACCTATCCCCTCAATTTTATTTTACCATACTTTTATTATTTTGTCAAGAGTTAATTATGCTGTACAGGTTACATTAAATGTATCTGTAAGTGATCCCGAAACCGTATCATAATAGGTTGCTGTAAATACAGCCGACTCGCCAGCTAAGAAACTTGAACCAGCCGTGACCAATCCTGTATTGCTTCCTGCCGAAATCGTAACACATCCTGAACTTCTAACATAAGAGCAGGACAGAGTAATATTTGCATTGGCAAAAAGCCCTCCACGAATTCCAAGCATATTAACTTGCTTTGACTGGGGCTTTCCACCAGCAACAGAGAAAGTAGTAACAGTAGGAGTAGCCGCAATCGAAGAAACAGGAATTGAAGCAGCAGTTTGAGGAATCCAAGTAGCCTTGAAATAATAATCCGCTGAAGCATCCGTAGATGTAGTAACCAAAGCAGTACCATCCAAAGCCTGTTGACTTACACCATTTGCAGCTAAAGCAAGAGTATAGTTACCTGAAATTTGATAACGAGGAACGTTAATTTGTAAATAATCTGTAATTACTCCTGTTTCATCACGAACTTCAGCAATCAAGGTCAAATCAACCAAAGTTGGAGGAGTCGTAGAAGTAGCAACAATTTGATCGGCAGTTGCGGTATAAGTATAAACTGCTTGAACTTTTTGATTACCACCACCAGAAACAGTAATGCTACCCGAAGTCGGAGTTACGGTTTGTACGGTGTCATTTGGCAAGAATACGGTAACATTACCAAGTGGAGTTTTAGTTACAACAGCACTACCACCTGAAAGAACTAAACCTTCATTATANACNACCGTATAAGCACCATTAACAATTGTAGAACCAAGATTCAAAGCCAAAATATTTTTATCAAAAGTAACTTCTTCAATTTTAAAATCAGCTTTTCTATCATGATAATACGAATATAATAGTGGGTTATTGATACCACCTCTTACTTCTGTTGCCGCCATTGCTAGAGTCAAACTAGAAGTAATATTAGTCTTACCTAAAGCTATTGCCGCTAATGTATTTGGATCACGCAAAACGGCGTTAGCAACACTAACAAGAAATTTATTTCCCATAGTTTTGTTTTATCTCCTTTTCTATATATTAGTTTGTTCCAATTTAAAGTCGGAATTAAATAAACTTGGATTATCTTCTACGTATGACTCTTGTTTGATAAGTATGCTATCATACCTACCTTCCGACTCTTTGAAATGAATCATAAAATTCTTTACAATTTCTCTACCATCTTTAGATGATATTTGACCAGATACTTCCAAAGGTTTATATAAATTATAGTTATGAATAAGTAAAAGTCTTTCCAATTGCTTTTTAAATTGATAAAGAGTATACGATTCAATTTCCTTTATTGTTTTATTAAGCAATGAACAAAATATCCAAATTTCATCCTCAAAAGTAATATCCCCTGTTTGTCTATTCTCAAATTCAAGATATTTTTCTAATTCTGGATTATAAGACTCTATATATTCTGTGCTTAAGCCATTTTGAACTAAAATAATTTCTCGAATTACATCAAAATCTTGTTCTGTAAAAACTTGATTATCTATTGCTATATTTATCAAAACATTTTCCAAAAGTTCTTCAAAATTAGAAATATCAACCTGATCTGGAAAAGTAAAATAAATAATTATATTTTCTTTTTTGGTTATATATTTTAAAAATTTTACTATTCTTTCCCGAACTTGTTCCCCCTGAGGATCAATTGTAGCCTGAATAACCCGAACAAGAAATTTTAAATAACTCATTTTAATTATTTCTTTTTCTGGAATATAGTTTTTTGGATATTGAAAAATTTTATAAAATAAATCCAAATATTCAGTATCAAGAATTTTCAAAGGATAGAACTTTATATTTCGATATATTTGAGGAAATCCAAAAATATCATTCTTCGGATTATAAAAATATTTTATTAAATCATTCATAGGTAAATTGTCCTATTCTATAATGCATAATTACACATGAAAAGTGCTACCCCTTTAAATGGGGCATTGCCTATTATTGTCATTCTTGATCTGGAATTTCTAGAAGAATCAAAATAAATTCTTCCAATACCATTCCCCAAATCTTTGCCATTAAAAGTTTCTATCAATTGTTGACCAATCATGTGTGTTCTAGTTTGATAATTTGATAAAGTATTAATTTTAAAATGAGAAAACACTTCCCATCCAAAAGTTAAATGTCCCCATATATAATTAGATGGAATAGCATCAACAACAGAAGTTCTAAGCAAACAAATTTGATCTTGCATACTTTCATCTTGTCCATAATCTAGAAATACTCGACAATCTATTTGATTCTTAAGTCCATCATAAATCAATGCCCCTTTTTCAGAATTGGTAAGATTTGGATGTGTAGAATCAGTTCGCCATGCATCAGCATCATTATATTTAAGAAGTTTCCAAATAAGATCATTATTATTTAGTAAATAATCTATTAAGTTATAAGAAACTTGAGGGAGAAATGAAAATTTATTATATTGTTCTTGTACTAAATCTGGCATTATTTATTTTCATACCTCCCTTCAGTTAGATTCTATTTTTTCTACTTTATTTTGTTCCGGTATTCCCAATAAAGATTTCAAAATATCAATTTGTCCTTGAAAATAAGCTATTTGCCTATCAGTTTCGGCAATAAAATTATTCAATCCACTATCAATTTTAAACATTTCCAATCGAATTTGCCGATCTGTTTTATAATTATTCAATTGTTTTTCAATCTCTGATATTTTTTCAGAAATATTATCAATCATTATATAAAATCCTTAAAATAATTTTTATTAACATAAGCTAAAACCGTATACCAATTAGGATCGGTTGATAAACTAATGGCATCAAGAATTGTTCCTTGTGGTATAGCCCCTATTTTATTTTTATCACTAATTGCATTTGGAGAAGTCCTAACATTTACGTCTGTTGTAGAAATAACTTTTTTAGGAAAGCTTTCTACAGGAGGAGGAATGGGGATACCGCCAATAGGTTGTATATTTGTTCCATATCTAATATTAAATTGATCAATATTCAATCTAGAACGATCTAAATCTATATAGGTTGAACTAACTCCATATGTAGACCCATTCCCTTTACTTGACCATTGCCATAATTCATACATAGAAAATCCAATGGGTAATATTGGATAACTAGCCGTAGTCCAGGCAGCAACCCATAAATTCATATTTGAAAATAAAGCCGGATTGTTCATATTTCCATTCATAAATCCAGCCGAGCTATAAATTCCATTCCTATTTTTATATCCAACTAATTTAGTAAAATATTTATATGCCCAACTATCAAGAGCAAGTTTATTCAAACCACCATTTTCTTCTAAATCTCCCCACATAGCAAGAGCAGGATAATTCTTTTCTAATCCTATAAAATTATTGACCTGAGTTAACCAATCTAAATTAGGTTTCATATAATGATAAAGCATAACCTCTATACCATTATCTTTTGCCCCTCTATAATACGTGTCTAACTTTGTATCAACAGAATTAAGTCCATACATAGCTCTTAAAATAACTACCTGAACTTGAGTAGCTAATTTCTTAAAATCAACTTCTCCTTGCCAAGATGATATATCGCCTATTTTAACGGGCCATTGATCGGTTGTTGATATATTAATAACGGAAGTTAATTTTCCTCCATAATCCCATTCAACTTGAGGAAATTCGGAATAAGCTTTTAGTTGATTGGAAAACGGACGAGAATGAATACCTTTTTTAAAATCTTCTATTTGAGTCATTTTTTATATCCTTTTTATGTACTTTCATAAAAAAATTGCCCTCTAATTATTTTTGTTCCTGAAGTTGTCCATCCTGTACCGTTAATATCCTTATATCCTCTAACAAAAGAACCAGAAGCAA